GATTAATTGACCCTAAGGGGATGGATAAGGTCGCCAGAACCTATTCCGTTCAACATCTGTTTTCTGAGGGGATGATTGTGGCGCCAACGGATGCTGGCGGCGATGTTTTCCGTGTCTGGGCTGAGATGGTCGTGGCTCAATGCGCCACATTTCCCAAGGGAAAACATGATGACTTACACGATACGGTAACGCAGGCACTAAATTGGCTGCGCGGGACAGGAATGCTTCAGCGTGGCGCTGAGCGTACCGCTGAACTTGCGGGAAATAATACATTCCGGGGAAGTAGGGAAAGCCAGCCATTGTATCCCGTCTAATTGCATGCTATGTAAAAAATTAACCACAGGAGAGTATAATGCCTAAGAATACTTGGTCAATAAAACTTTATCCGTATGATCATTCCGGCCACACTCACAAGACGGTCAAGGCTGATTCGTGCAGCGTCTATGATGGCAGAATTGCTTTTTATAACAACTTTCCTAGAACTGAAGAAGACCCGTTCCCTGAGAGCCTGCTTATTGCCTACATCCCAACGGACCGCGTGTTTGAGTTGGAAATATTGGACGATGAGACGGGTGAGCCAGTGGGTTTTTTGTTCGAGGGGGGCAATTAAATGGCAGACAACCCCCACTTTATGACGCCAGAGGAAATGTCCAAGGTAATTTGTCCCTTTGGAAGAGGCAATGGCATACCCGGCAAAGAAGTCGTTATTGACGGGCAAATCCTTGGCAAGCCTTGCGTTTCAGAGCATTGCGCGGCGTGGCGTTGGGCCAGTTATTATGAAGAAGACGAAAATGACATGATATACAGCGACGACTACGGCTATTGTGGGCTGATTGGCATATGAGTGATAAATTAAAGACAATTAACTCCGTTGTTACCAAGGATTTGGGCGACGGATATATCAAAATTGTTATGATTATAGACAACAAATACCACGAATATCGTTTGAAACGGCACGTTGCGGTAAGTTTTATACAAGCACTAGCAGGTTCACTTGACGGTGATTTGCATATCGTGTAAATAAACAAGCGTCTTTAAAGGAGACGCAAAATGATGACGTGGAATCACCGGGTAGTTAAGTATGAGACCCGCAATTTGTTTGGCGACCCAGACGTTGGATACGCCATTCACGAGGTTTTTTACGACAATAACGGCAATGTTCAGGGCATGACATCAAATCCTGTAAAGCCTTGGGGCGATACAAAGGATGAATTGAGGTTGGAACTGATGCGCATGCTTGACGCGCTGACCAAGCCTGACCTTGATTACGATGACAAGGATGACGACGAGGCATTTGCGAATAAAGCATAATTAGCCTATAGTGCGCGGGATATTCTTACAGGAACCCGCACATGGCACTGACGCCCGGACTTGTCCCAAACATACGCCTTGATCAAGAACAACCAGAATTACCCTCTGTGGAGGGGCAAGACACCATTGTCGTAATGGATGCTGACGAAGATGCTGATCAGCCAGAAATGGACGTTGATGGCAATGTTCTCCGTATTGACCACGGGGATGGCTCTATTAGCGTTTCCCTTGACGGGCGTCCTATTGAGTCTTCTAAGAAAAAGAAAACTGAGGGCTGGTATGCCAACTTGGCTGAAGAAATTAGCGAAAGTGACTTATCCGCGATTGCTCATCAGCTTATTAAGGGCATTGAGGAAGATATTGATTCTCGCAAGGAGTGGATTGAAGACCGCGCACAGGGTCTACGACTTCTGGGCCTTAAGATTGAAATTCCAAATCAGCAAGGTACGGCTGATGGCGCACCTGTTGAGGGAATGTCCCGTATCCGCCACCCGCTCTTGCTGGAATCCGTATTGCGCTTTCAAGCGAATGCGCGGGCAGAGTTACTGCCCACTGACGGGCCTGTCAAAATCAGAGTAGACAGCAATCAAGACTCGCCGCAAATGGACCAGCAGGCGGAATATCTTGAGAAGGATTTTAACCATTACCTGACCGTGACTGCGAAGGAATATTATCCTGACACGGACAAGATGCTTTTCATGTTGGGCTTTGGCGGTTCAGCTTTTAAGAAAGTTTACTTCTGCCCCCTGCGTAACCGTCCCGTTTCTGAAACGGTTGATGCTGATGACCTTATTGTCAACAATGAAGCCACGGACCTTTCAAATGCTCGCCGGATTACCCACAGAATCTCTATGCGTCCTACGGTTGTCAAAAGAATGCAGATTATTGGCGCATACCGGGACGTTGACCTTGGACAGGCCAAGCAAAAGGAACTTGACGCTGTACAAAAAGAGAAAAACGCGATCCAAGGAACCCAAGACGATATCAACGTCGCGGAAGATAGGGACCGCGAGATATATGAGTGCTACTGCGAATTAAACATTCCGGGCTTTGAACATGAAATTGACGGTGAAGCGTCTGGCTTGGAAGTCCCCTACCGCGTAACCATAGACGTTTCGTCTAAGCAAGTTCTTAATATTGTCCGCAATTATGATGAGCAAGATCAAGACCTACCAGAGGCAGATACGCACTTTGTTAAGTATGACTTTGTGCCGGGTCTTAAATTTTATGGCATGGGTCTACTTCACATTTTAGGCAACACGACCAATGGCTTGACTGCCGTTTGGCGCGAATTGCTTGACGCGGGTATGTACGCCAACTTCCCCGGCTTCCTGTACGCCAAAACTTCAGGACGTCAGAATAGTAACATATTCCGCGTTCCTCCGGGCGGCGGCGCGCAGATTGACACGGCTGGCATGCCCATCCAGCAAGCCGTTATGCCATTGCCTTACAAGGAACCATCCGGCGCATTGGGTGCATTTGCGGAGACCATTAGCCAATACGGCCAGCGTTTAGGTGGCACTGCGGAAATGCAAGTGGGTGAAGGCAAGTCTGACGCCCCTGTTGGCACGACATTGGCCATTATTGAGCAAGCCCAGAAGCTTCTTAACAGTGTCCACAAGCGTTTACACGCGGCTCAAGCTGAAGAGTTCCAGTTGCTTGCGCAATGTTTCCGTGATCACCCTGATTCGTTTTGGCAGCGCAACAAGCGCCCAGCGGGCCAGTGGGACGAGCGGACATTTTTGTCCGCCTTGGATAACTATGACTTGGTTCCGCAAGCTGATCCTAACACGGCCAGCCACATTCAGCGCGTCATGAAGGTGACGGCCCTCGTGCAGTTGGCTCAGCAGGCGCCTGACTTGTACAACCTTGACGCGGTTAACCGTGAAGCCTTGTTAACACTTGGCTGGGCTAACCCTAGCACGTTGCTGCGTGACGTTCAGAACCAGCCGCCACCACCAGACCCGCAGGCTCAAGCCGCGCAAATGGCGGGACAGGCTGCAATGATTACGGCGCAGTCTAAGATGATGGAAGCGCAAGCCAAGACGGCTGAATTGCAAGCCAAGACGGGTGCAAATCAACAGATGTCGCCAGAGGATCAAATCCACATGGCTGAAATCCGGCAAAAGGGTGTTGACTCTGAGTTGGATGCCATTAACCGCAAGCGCGACCGTGAAAGCCGTGAACGTCTTGCGGCGGTTAAGTTTGCAGAAGAAATGGCCCGTAACCCACAAGGCCTTAACATTGCTCGTCAACTTATTGATCCGGGCATGTTGCAACGTCTTGAGGGCAACGAACCTGAAATGGCACCACAACCCGGCGGCGTTATACAGTAGGTAGATCATGCCAATTAATCCAGATGATGATATTAGCAATGCTGTAAATATAGCCCGTCAAGATATGGGGGCTAATGCTATTCAATCAAAAGTCAGTGGATTAAATCAATTTATGGCAGGGTTGGATTTAGAAGCCAATCCTTTTAACCCACATACTGGTTTAAATTCGCCTTCTATTGGTGGTGCTGGAATGCCATCTGCCCCACCACGCCAACTAAATGATATTGGTTTGTATAGTCATGCGGCGGAACAGGCTAATACATTACAGCCACGTGGTGATGCTAAACAGATGATTAGCACCCTTAAAAATATGCCGGGTGTTAAACCAGAAGAATTGCAAAACGCTGGTTTGCTTGACGCACAAGGCAATGTCCACCCTGAATGGGCAGGTCGCGGCAAGATTACTAACACTGATTTAGCTAATCACTTACAGTCATCTATGCCGCAGGTTCAAGAAACTATTTTAGGTTTTAACCCAAGTGAAGTTGCTGCGGCACGGGCAAAGGCTGAAAGTCAAGGTAACAATTGGGATGAACTTGGCCCTGTTAATCAAGGAAGATACATCAGAAGTGTATCTGGAAGAAGATTAACTGACTATCAAGACGACCCAAAATATGCTCAATACACTCTTCCCGGTGGTGAAAACTACCGTGAAGTATTGCTTCATCTGCCACCCAAAGGTTTACTTCCGCTTCAAGAAGGTGAATATGCCCGTTTATCTGAACTTTCTAACACGAGAAACAGAACACCAGAACAGTTAGCAGAATATTATGA